ATTGTACTACTTTGTTCCGCATTTGTTTTTATATTAATCTCCCATAAATGATTATTATGACAGCATTCTTGAACCTGGCATACGCCAGGTATCCAACCGAAGTACTCCCGGAAGTATTCCGGGCCAATGTACCTGTCAACAGCATGGAAGTCGCTCGATACGAGAACTTTGGCAAGAGACTGATCGAAATAAGAAATGTGGTTTCCACAAGACCAGCTACTTATCCTGTTGAAACTGTCGTATCTACCGATAAGTCTGACGAGGCCTTGAAACTGTACTCAGCAGCACAGGCAGATGTTTGGTATGATGACACTGCGGCAATCAGCAATAAGACCATAGCCAGCTCATATGCAAATATACGGCAGCGGAGTATAGGCGGCAACGAGCCAAACATCATTACAAGATATCATGTAGTTGTTCGAAATTATAACATGCTCGATCTCTACAGATGGGGAATACGAGATCCCCAGACAGCTTTGAGCATGGTTGAAAGCAGACTGGATGATGCTTCCAAGGCCCGGATACTGGAGACCGCGAATCTTACGGAAAGAGCACTGATCGGCAATCTTCCGATTCACCAGGACCTTTTGAATCCCTCGGTTGAAGAGCAGTTCGAAGAGGTCAAGGAGATTTCCAGGCAGATACCAGGACTGGCTGCTGGCGGGGGGTCACATGTTCTGTCAGGAGCCTGGACCAGGGTCCCACCGGGTTATGTAGCGGTTATTCTGGGTATTGGTGTTGATGCCGCCCAGATTCAGGATAACCTCGATGAAGGAGGGGCGGACCCATTCGATGCTTGTTATATATTCGTCAGCCGAGATGACCTGATGAACTATGTCAGGATGGATGCAGTGGCAATGCCTTCCGGGGATACAGGAGCACCCGATGTCGATATGAGAATGTATATTCCGGCGTGCCAGAAGTTCCAGGTTGAGATCATAAACAATCATGCCACGAACGCAATAGAACCAAATCTCCGGATGAGAGTCAGATATGGTCTCAGAAAAATGACAGTTGTTGATCGCCAGAAATGGGGCATGCCATATGCAACTGATGTTGAACAGGCAGCAGCAAACGCCCTGATTGAGAAATATCAGCTCAATGATCTGATTTATATCGGTGAAATGTAAGGAGGGAGGAGCCATGCTTAAATATCGGCATGTTCCTTTCGCTGTGTTTCATCAATCCTTCGGTGGAATAGGCGAAGCTGGTCTCAGAAGATATGACATTGTGAATGGAGAGAATGGACTTGCAGGTCTGGGAGTACCTGCAAAAGCCATTACGATCCTCAACTACGGGCCGGGCATATTATATTATCAGATATCTTCAAATGGAAGAGATATATCTGTGGTGGATGGTATTGATCCAAGCCAGGACAAGGGATATGCTGTCCACGATGGCATATATATCGCAGTTATCAGCATGTTCTCTGATGACCCTGATACCACGTTCTCGATAATAGCCATACCTGGGATCTGGACTGAAGATGAGTACATAGAATTGATGGAGGCATAGTCCATGAGCGGACCCGAATCCAGATTGCGGGATTGGAAGTGGCAGAAAAAAACAGGCTTCCATGGTAATAAAATCCTTGACGGGGATCAGTCAGTCTATTTCAACCGGATTACAAATCTAGGCGACCCTGTAGAACCATATGATGCTGCCAATAAAAAGTATGTTGAGAGCTTTACCGGCGGAGGAATATCAGATTTTGATGTGGCTATCTTCTTGGAAGGAACAACAATCAAGGTGGTCAATAATAAATGGTATATCCTTGACACCGGTACTATTGGGGTTGACGATACTCGTTGTTTCGATACGGCTGTGGATAGTTGTCCGCATAATGGGAAGCTGTTCATCGGTCCGGGAACTTTCACCCTTGAGGCCAATAAAGTATTTTATTTAACTGGCGATAGTGAGGAAACCCAGTCAAACCCGTTCTACTATGCTATTGGCGTCTTGGACGGAAAAAATATCAATTTCTGTGGATCTGGTGTAGGGTCAACCATACTCAAAATGGCCCCAGGGCAGCATAGCGCAGATCACCATGCTGTAATGATCATCAATCGTGCTCATTTGTGGAATGATGGCGCTACCATGTTCATGGTTACTGACATGACGTTGGATGGCAACCGAGCCGAGCAAGAAGAATATTACTACGATGGGTCCGGGATCATCCTTACCGGAAGCATAGCCAGCAATTTCAGGTTCCAGAGGCTTTGGATCAAGGACAGCTTTGGATATGGAGTATATTGCGGCAATAATGGTAGTGGCCCTGTCGCCGGTTTGGTGTTTAGTGATATTCGTGCCACCAATTGTTATAAAACAGCAATCATGACAGATACCGTTCGTGGTCTGCTTATCAATAACTGCCTAATTGAAGATTGCAACAGCGGAATTGAATGTGTTGGTAATCAGCCCGATTATCTGACCAGAGACAGGGATTCCATCGTTATTTCGGATACTATATGTCATCGTGCCGGAATTACCCTGTGGACTGTCAATGATGTTATCATGAACAGCGTCTACATGGATTGCACCGGAGCACCAATGCAGTATGGCCTCATCATTCATAGCGCAATCCGGGTTATGATCAGTGCCAGCAAATTTTTGCACAATACGAATTTCAAGTATTCGACGTTCATTGATGCCAATACTTATATGGAAGATGGCCCCTGTGACGTATTCTTCAATAACTGTGATTTCGAAGGATCTTATGCATTCAGGATTCTTGGTGAAGCCAAAGTTACGATGCATGGCGGTCGTATATGGGGCCACAAATCTTGCGTATATATGGTAGGCGAAATTGTGGAAGGAGTAAAAAGTCCAGTTGCCTGTAAACTATATCTAATCGGTGTTGAGCTGTTGGCTCTTCAGCCAAATGACGAAGAACCGGACCCGACATTATTATTGGATGTCGCACCTGGTGGATATGTTGAAATGGATAGATGTTTCGCTTCTAAAACAGGATATTCCCAAATGGCTGAAGGCAGCAACTACTTCATCAGAGATTGCACTGGTGCGGGTTTGGAAGGGCATAATTCCCGGTGGAGGAAAGAAGACGGTACATATCTAGCTACCCCACCATCTACTTCGATCATAACTACACTAGTAGACCGTGCAGGTGCAATAGTCCTGGGTACTCCAATATGTTATCAGGTTGCGGGAGTCAAGTACATAGGCACAGTGAAAAATGTCACAATCAACACTATCACGATTTCCGGGCCGCCCATAACAGGTGATATCGAAGGCCTGTATCTTGGCGTACCTGAAATGATAAATCAGGTTGATTATTTAATTCCAGGCGCATTTGCATCTGCTATCAGCAATACGCTAATAAAAACGTTCAAGAAATCGCATAGTGTATGGAGAGGACCACCTGCATATTTGGTTGCAGTCGGTTGTATTGTTAACACCCTGGATAGTTCAGGTGCACAGCCGTATGTAAACGTAGCAATAAACGGTAACAAAGTCATAACAGGAAATGGTTTGCAGGTAGCATCGGTCGTGCAATCGACAACTATCAATATTGATCCTGCCAGATATAGAATTACCGCAGGCGATACTATCGAGATTACTACTACCAAAGGTACAATTGGAAATGCCTCTGACCTGACCATGTTCCTAACGTTTGTCTCGGAGTCCTGACAAGATTGAAATAAAATAAAGGCTGGTGAACATATTATGGATAGACCCAATATCAGATTACATGATTGGAAATGGCAGGAAAAGATAGGTGTCCGAGATAAGAAAACCCTCGACGGAGATCAGTCAGTCTATTTCAACCGACTCATGGATCTTGGTGATCCTATCGAACCTAAAGATGCAGCAACTAAAGAATATGTAGATAACCAGGAGGTACTTGTGCTAATTGGACCAAATGACAGTCTAATGGAACTGGACATCGATTCAATAGAATATGTAGGAGACTGAAAAAAAATATTTTTCCCGGTCTTCGGGCCGGGAGTTTTTTCTATCGGTTAAAGGGAACAACTTCTACTGTGCAGTTCGTACCATCTGCATCCTCGGTAGCCACGATTTTTGCATATGGAGCACCGCAAGGCCACATATCACTAAAGTTGTTCTGGCGTCAGTGTGGCTCCGCGACAAAGCGACCGCCGATATTCGAACCCGTATTCCAGCGATAGTTAGCCGCATCACGCGCCCGCGAACCGCAATTCGTCGCAGCATTCCAAGCGCCGCCGCCGAGCAGCTTCACATCGCCGTAAGTCCCTTGCTTGTAGAGGCTGCCCTTCGCTCCTGGCAGATCGTAGTATGCGAATGTCGGATCGAAATCGAAACGATAACTCTGAGTCCGGAGCCATTGCCACATTGCCCCACAACAATCTTCACATCCTATGTTGCTGATCATCCGTCTGCCAGCAGTGTTGAGATGGCCGCCGGTGGTTACTGGATCGGCTGATCCGGCGATGTTTGTTTCTTCATTTGATCCAGCTGCAATGGCCTGAAATTCGTCATCTTCCAGCATCCTGCAGCCGATAGCTGCAAAATCATCCACGAAATCCATCCAGCTTCGTATATCAGTGATCTCGGCTCCGTTCGCGGACGCCGTGCTCGATCCCGTGCCGCTGGCCAGGTAGATGGCAACCCATATCTTAGGGCCTGTCAGGCTATCAAAATCTGTCTTCCCGGCCCAGACCATCCCCGCCTGGGCACCCGCAGATCTATGTAGCAGATCCCAGCAAGACCGAGGGATGATATCTCCTGCCAGGTAGCCTGTGAGGGGATGGCCGGAGATCGTGCCAACATTCGCGCATTCGCAGTGGAAACCCCCTATCTTGCGGCTATTATCTGCGGTGTAGTCAGCCGGGTAGGTGGTGGCGGCACTAAGGATGATTACAGGCACATATCCACTAACGGGAACACATGCATAGATATAGAAGTCCTTGCCAGCGCGATTGGCCGCGACTGCATAATTAGTCGGTG